GATATTCAAAGAATTTTGGACTTTAACAAAGAGCGCAATATTGACGGTCACAACCGTAAGTCTGACATGCGTTTGGCAGGGTCTATACCTTTCGTGGTTGCTGAAATGTGGTCGCGGGAATGCGGAGCCAAAATCGGGTCGCAAGAGTTCGCAGAATATGTTAAAAAGAAATTGATGAGTGGTGAATTTAGCAAGCTGATTGCAAATGGATACTAAAATGGCGACACCGATAAAAGTAAATCTACAAGCCATGTCTTTTGGTTTGGCTTTGATTGTTCAGACTATCTTATTGGTAGGTTATATCACTGGCATTGCGTCTGATGTAGAAACAGCGGTGCGTGATATTGACCGCAACATGACGCGGATAGATACGTTAGAAAAATCTGTTCACGCACAAGAAGTTTTGTTGGCTCGTATTGCAGGCGATATGGCGGCGATTAGAGAAAGCGTTCAAAGAATAGACGAACGCGGTCGCGAAAAGTGATGCTATGGATCCCGTTAGCTGCGTAGCACTTGCAACAGGAGCGTATAAAACGCTCAAAGCAGCCATTAGCACGGGCAAAGATATCCAAGAAATGGGCAACACGATTGCAACTTGGGGCCAAGCTTTTTCCGATTTCAATAGATTAGAAGAACGCCAGAAAAACCCGCCTTGGTGGGAAAAGACGTTTAAAGGTTCTGATGAAGAAACCGCGATCTTGATTTGGAACCAAAAGCGCAAAATGGAGCAAATGCGCAAAGAAATTAAGGATCATATTTCTTTTATATATGGGCCATCTGCGTGGGATGAGGTTCTTAGAATAGAAGCGGAACAGCGGCGTATTCGCAAAGAGGCTGCATACAAAAAACAAGAGTTTATAGATAACTGCATTAACTGGGCTGTGGGTCTGACCGCATTTGCTGTTGGCGGGGTGATCTTAGCGGGAGCTATTTATATTGTTGGTAAAGCAAGGGGGCGTTGGTGATGATTTACGTTCTTGTTTTTATACAATACATTCCATCTGCTGAGTTAAAATATTATCAGATCGGCCCAACACACGCGACATATGAGGAATGCGAACAGGAGCGCAGAAAGGCAAGAGAGGGTTTGGTTGTTCACAACAGCCAGACTGTGGTTTGTCTTGAAGTTAGTGGAAAATAAACTGGGTCAGTGGGTTGTTTTGACGGATGATAATAAAGTGGTTATCATCACCACGCATAAGCGAATAGCCGAAAGATATTTCAATGAACAAAGAAAACTACGATCTAAACGGAAACGGAAAGATTGATCCTGATGAGCGCGAGATCATGTTAGAGGATCGCCGTAGGCGTATGGAAGATCAAGACGCTAAGAGAGACACGCAGAGGCGGCTTACAGTAGCTTGCACAGCGGGTATGCTCTTGTACCCCCTAGTTATCTTTCTCGCAGTCTGGGTGGGCTTAGATCGGGCCGCAGAGCTAATTACCGATATAGCAAGTGTTTATGTGATTGGTGCAAGTGGTGTTGTGGCGGCATACTTTGGTTTCAATGCAATGGAGAACAGAAATGCTACAGGCTCTGATCGGCCCCTTAACTGAATTAGCTGGCGGTTGGCTCAAAGGGAAAGCTGATGCGCAAGCGGCAGCGGCTAACCTGAAACTGGTAGAGGCAGAGGCCAAAGCCACGATTATGAAATCCGCAGCTACCTCTGAAGCCGAATGGGAAAAGCTAATGGCTCAGGGGTCACAGAATAGCTGGAAAGATGAATGGCTAACTATCTTATTCAGTATTCCACTTATTCTAGCGTTCTTGCCTTTTGAGTGGGCAGATCAAGCAGTAACGAATGGATTTGCTGCTTTGGAGCGAATGCCGAGTTGGTACAGCTATACCTTGGGCGTAATCGTGGCTGCATCGTTCGGTGTGCGTTCTGCGACTAAGTTCTTTGGGGGTAAAAAATAATGTCCGATCTAAAGGTTCCATTAGCTTTAGTTTTGGCAATGGCTGTCCAGTTGGTTGGTGGTGTTTGGTGGATAAGTGAGCAAGCTCACCGCATAGAACATTTAGAAACGCAAATGTCAGAAGCTAACAATTGGATAGATCAACTTTATGAAGATACTGAAATGTTAATCCGTTTTGCTGAGTTTACAGAAAACCGCTGGGCAGAAAGTTATGATGATTTCGGATACACAAGGCAGTTTGGAACAAAACTAATAGGGGAATAATATGGCTAAAGGTGATGCATTAAAGATACTGCAAAAGAAATGCGGCGTAACACCAGACGGAGCGTTTGGCCCTAACACTGCCCGTGCTATTGCAGAGCATTACGGATTGAATGCAAACCGTGGCGCACACTTGCTTGGTCAGGCAGCGCACGAAAGCGGCAACTTTATGATTTCTGAGGAAAACCTGAATTACCGCGCAGAAACAATGTGTCGGGTCTGGCCCTCACGGTTTAAGTCAGAGGTGGATGCAGAACCATATGCGCGTAACCCAGAGAAGTTAGCAAACAAAGTTTACTCAGGGCGCATGGGGAACGGCTCAGAAGCGTCAGGAGATGGGTGGAAGTATGCAGGCAAGGGCTTCATCCAATTAACTGGTAAAGACAACGTGCGAGCCTTTGCAGAGCATATTGGGCGCGATAGCCTAGTTGATGATCCATCGCCAATCGCAGATGAACTAGCGATGGACAGTGCGATATTCTTCTTTGAGAAAAACGGTTTGTTCAACATGGCTGATAAAGGTGTCACTGATAGTATTATCAAGAGTATTACCAAGCGTGTGAACGGTGGCTATCATGGCCTAGAAGATCGCATGGATAAGACTAAGAAGATTTATCGGTGGTTGGCCTAAGTTTAGGTTTTATTGATCTGGATAGAGTGTTGGTGCGTACACAGTACATATTAACATCGCTATCCGCATAGAAATACTTATACATATCTTCATTGTCGCGGATTGCTATTTGACAAGCCTCATAATCTGGCAAAATCAAATATGTTTCTATGTCAATCCCACGCAGTGAATATTCTATGTATAACGCTGTGAACCACTCCATGTTACGCTCCCAAATAATGTTGTTGGACTGCTTTCCCAAGAGGAGTTAGTCCTATTTGTCTATGCCTACGATCTTCTATGCACATTTCATAAGTAATCCATGAAACTGCGTTTTGCCTTACACTTATATTAGCCAATGATTGAAAAATGCGGTTTGCGGTGCTTTGATCTAAGTCAACTTTTTTGATTATTTCATGGCTGTATAGGCAACCATCATCTTTATAATTTTCAAAGATATGGTTGATGACCAAAACATGCCGCAAGGTAAACCACGAGGCGTTATTAGAGTATGTCAATAATATTTTTAATTTCTTTTCCATTGCACTCACTTTCTGTTTTGTTATCTTTTCGCAGTGGGCGGTTTTTACCCAGTTTTTGTTGGTAATCCCCTAGCTTATCCCGACACCTAGCAGCCGCCCACACGATCATTCATCAGTTTCTACTTTTGGCAAATCCCAATGCCTGATTTCTTGCATGATGCGTGACTGCGAAACACCCTCAATGAATGCGATGTTTTCTATCGTGATCTGCCGTAACATCATGCGGTTAATGCGCTGGGCTATCTGAGTGGCTCTCTTAGGCCACCTATACTGCCTATCGTTGGTGTTGACGCCTGTAGGCTGTTTCGGCTCTCTCAGGCGTTTCTGTGGCTTCTCAGTGGTTATCATGTCTTTAGTTGTCTTCCATCCCTCTTGTTCGCGCTTCATCTGCATTACCGCAGCAAGTTCCTGTTCTGTTGGCTTGCGTTGCAATACTCGCGTCAAAGTATCGTAATAGTTCACCATTATATGTTGTATCCTTTTTTCCTCAATTCTGATGTAAACCGCCGCAGTTCTTGTTGTGCTGCGAATATTTCATTGTTGATGCTTGGTCTTGCATCGGTGCGGTATCGTTCATCTTGCAACCGATCTACCTGTCTGCGCAAGTATTTTAGTATCTGCTCATCGGCTGGGCTTAGTTTCATTACCACCATCCTTTAATTGTGCCTGCTGTCCAAGTCAGGATCATCACTGCAAAGATAATCCCAATCACTGTATCTTCCCATGTCACCTTGCCGTAGTCCATTATGCTGTAATCCTTTCATTCCAGAATTTCAGTGCATCGCGCTTTGTAGAAAAACCCCAGCGCTTTTCAAACATGTCCTCATCATTCCATTTTTCTATGTGCCATGCTTTGTTATCAAAATGACCACCATGCTCCCAAAGCAATTCATGGTTGGCATCTAATGTCCATATTTTGCGCCATTTATTTTTGTAAACTAATTTCATTACACTGATCCCCACGCTACATCATGGAACTGCTCATCATATGCACCGCTAGTCAGCTTGTTGTAGATGCGTTCTGGCAGTGCAAAATCTTTTGTCTTGGCGCGTGGCTCCTGTAAGTAAACTGTGTCCAGATCAAAGTAGTGTTCATCGTGGTCTAGTGATCCCTCAATGACAATATCAATTTCTACGCCTTTGATATTTACTGTTGTAAATGCGTGGTGCGTTGTGCGTCCTAGTGTAAAAAATCCCATTACTTTTGTTCCTTCTGTTGAGCAACAATTTGCTGCATTAGCTCATCAACGCGTTGAATATGTTTACGCGCTAGTGCTGCGTTAGCTTCCTGTTCCATGATTTCTTTGATCTGTTCTAACGTGTACTCTTTGGTAGAGAATGATCTTGCTACTAAAGTTTTCATTGGTTTGCTCCTTGTTGGTGGGGGCCGTAGCCCCCTGTTGATTAGAATGTTAAGCCGTAGTGTGACATGAGTTTGTTTAGATTAGACTGAGTTTCATCAGCAAGATCATCCTCAAAGTCTGACAGATCAAGAATGTCTGCCGCGACAAGCGTACCGTCAACACGAACTCTGCGAATGCCTACGCTAACTGCGCGTCCGTTAGTCAACCAAGTCCGTGCAATGTTATATGCATGATCGCGGTTTTCCGCGTCTAGTTCTGTCAAAGGCGCGTCTGTGTATGGCGCGACTTCTAGGTGAACAACGTAAGATGGCTTGCGCTCTGCCATACGCGCAGTAGCTGCTTCTGAAGAAAGAAGAAAAGAAAGAGAATGTGCCACAGGATACCTCCGCTAGTTGGCGTTTATGTTTAACATAAGTATAATATAGTCGCTTATGTGATACATGTCAAGCAGGTAATAATGGAGGAAATAGATTTTTTTTTACAATTACCTCTGTAAAGGTAATAACTGACAGCAGTTCTTACACAAAGGATCGGGCATGTACGAAATAGAACTGGAAGTATCAGGGCAACCGATTGGCAAAGGCAGGCCAAGGTTCACCAAAGTAGGCCACACTTACACTCCGCAGAAAACCAAGGAGTATGAACGGCGTATTCATGCGGCTGCATGGGCAGAGATGGCAAAGCACAACATTGACCAGACACTGAGGCCAGTGGCGGTTGAGGTTATTGCTTTTATGGACATCCCAAAGTCATGGTCTAAAACAAAGCGCCTACACGCTGAGTACGGTGCGATAAGCCCCATGACTAAGCCAGACATAGACAACATCGCTAAGATCGCTTTAGATGGCCTCTCAGGTACTATCTTTGCTGATGACAAGCAGGTTACTAGCATGAAGGTTAAAAAGACGTACTGTCATCCTGACCGTGGGCCAGTGCTTTACATATCAGTGTCTTGGACTGATGAGGGTGCATAGGGCGCATAAGACCAATCTGCGCCGTACTTTTCACGCCATGCGCGTTTGTCTTTGTGAATAGCCTGCTTGCTATCGTCAAAGTTTCCTTGATGGTGTCCATCGCATAGAGGAATAGCCCAATCATCTCCGCGCTTATACACGCCATAGCGGTCATGGATGGGGTGGTGCGCTGTTGTAGGTGATAGCTGCACCTCACCGTGGGCCTGACAGACCGCACAGGGCAGTTCGCGTATCTTGTCCAGCATCTTCTTATTGCGCAGTGGTTTGTCTTTCTTTAGACCAAGAGGTGGGCGTTTAGCTAGATTTGTCATCTGAACCCCTGTCAATTAAGTCGCGCTTCCACCCTCTTGGTGGGGGCCATGAAACACCCCAGCTTTCTAATGTTTTTTTCGTCCACCCACCTGCTGACGTTTTATTGCTTTCTATAATCAACTCTATTTCAGTCTTTGATTTATTGTTGAAGTTAATCATATATTTGTTAGCACCTTGAATTGTGAAGTTCTGACATGGCGGCATACTTCTATTTCTGCCTCATCATTCAGTCTATTCATGCCTTTCTTTGACACCCTATAATCTGGATCACCGTGGTAAGTCTTATTGATGTCTATGTATCCAATGGTATCGTCTTTTTTCCAGTGTACCACAAACAGGCTAGGCAGTCCTGTTATCTCAGTTTGGTTTTTACCCGCAGTGCATTTTGTTAAACTTATCATAATGTCTGGCAGGTCATAAAAAGCGTAGTTGATGATGCGTAATTCTACGAATGCCTGCGGCGTATTATTTTTGTGAGCTACAGCATCAAACACACTGTACTTGTGCTGCATCTCAACCGTGCATTTCCACTTCTTACCTAAACGCGCACACAGGTCTAACTCGCGCTGCACCATTTCCTCACTAGGCTTCCAATCTTTCATCCAGTACATTCCCCATCGTCTGCCTGACAAAAGAAGCCCTCAACGTCAAAAACAAAATCGCCCTGACGATCCAAGTTGTTTTTGATCTCTTGATAGGAAACCCCGTCATATCTAAACGTGTGACCAAACTCTTTCTCCAAGTCTGCCCACCATTGCATTCGGTCTGGGTGATCTCGCCACATCTCTGCAAGTTTAAGTTCGCTCTTTAAAAAGCATCCGTCACAATTTGACTGCGGCGTAACGCCATTGATAAGTGGTAGTTGCAGATCAAACGCTAGGTTCTGTTTTGTCCAAAACTCTGCCACGTCCATCTTTGTTTCGCCTGCGTCGCAAACAGGAAACCAGTTCGTCCAACGATTGTCTTTGCTGTCCTTGACACGTCTAGCCTCATCAGCACGGATGCCTACTGTGTTCGTCCATTTCTTCCACCCTTGGCTAACTAAGTATCGCTTTATGGTCTTAACTTTGAGTTCTTCTGTGCATTTCCTGCGCATTGTGTTGGGGATGTACTTGTTTGCTCTTATCAGCGCCTCAAGAGGCTCACCGTTTCTGGCTGCTGCGTTGTGATTGACGACCGCGAACTTGGGCATTGGCTTTCGGTATTCCAGCCAAGTGATCGGAACATTCCACCTGTCTGAACACTCTTGCACAAAATCAAGCGTTTGCGTCATTTCTCTGCCTGTATTAGCAAACACAACTTTTGCCCTGTCTGGCAAATCACCGTTTGCGCATAATATCTGGTGCAGCATGTACCCAGAGGTTCTGCCGCCAGAAAAACTAATTAGTACATTTCCATCAGGAAGTTTGTAGTGGGTCATATCCAATCCCTTCTGCCAGCTTTGTCATCGCCATCTCAAAGTATTTGAAAAACTCTGCTTGGTTCATTTTATCAAAGCTGATGCTATCAGGTATGTTTACCAGTTCACCGTTTAACGCAGACAGCTTGATCCGCACATAACCACACGCGATCTTTAGCTCATCGTGTAGGTGATGCTCTGTGGGCCATTTGCCTGTATCCCTAGCCACCCTGCGTAGCGTAGACCAATATAGGTTATGATGCGGATTAGATCGCTTGCCTGTTTGTGACAGGTTAAACAGCGTACCGTCTGGCAAGTCTTCCATGCGTTCTGCGTCATATTGAGAAACAGGTACTAAGTACCCATTCCTCAGTTCCATCTGCAACTTGGTCATCAGAATGGTATCTCATCGTCCAGTTGGTTTTCTGTGAACGTCTGACCCTCTGCCATGCGCTGTGGTTCATGCTCAGTGTGCGATACTTGACCACGTTGCTGACCACCGCCGATTAGCTTAACGTCATTTGCGCGAATACTCAGGTAAGTTTTACCGTTATACTCACGGGCCTTTAGCTCACCTGATACGCCTACTTGTTTGCCTTTCGTAACGTACTGGGCAATTCCTGTTCGGTTATAGTCAACGTCAAAGAAGATCGTGCCTTTATTTGCTCCATAGCCATCATCAACTGCGACTGAAAACTTGAGAAATCCCCCTCTCTCGTTCTCTTGAATTTGACTGTCTTTGGTGACACGCCCGATAATAGTGCATACTTTCATACCATTAGCTCCGTTTTACGTTTATCATGTGCTTCTACAAGCTGTTCATATTGTGGCTCTGACAGGTCAGGGCTGTTGATTAGTTTCTTATAGCGGCTCTCATTGTCAGCAAACCGCTTTGCATCGCAGTTCTCATAGAACGTCAATGCAGCGTCTACACGCGCTGCAAGGTCTAACTCCATTGATGGCTTTGGAGCAGCGTCAGATGCTTTGATCGCTTGCTCTTTACGCTTTACACCTTCCATCTCATTGGCAGATGCATACTGACCGCCATGCATACCCATAGAAGCAAGTGCGCGTCCAATAGCTGATGTCTCGCATACCTCTACAGCAGATGTTTTTGTAATGTGTGACGATCCACGGATTTCTTCTGCCAGACCTGATCCAACAACAAAACCGTCTTTGTCTTTGACCGTAGCTTTGACTACCACTGTCTGACCGTCATTGTGGATGATGTCAGTATCAATACCGTATTCACCGCCAAACACAGTGCGGAACGCTTCTACGCGCTTTGCTACCTCTGTATATTGTTTACCACCGCGCTGCATGACCCCATGTGACTTGTTGAGGTCTGCAACGAAATCCATTGCTGTCTGAAACTTATTAGGCATTGATCGCTTCCTTCTTTTTGTCATGCGCTATGTTAGCTGCGCGGATGCCATTGTCTATTGCGTCATAGACTTTACTCATAGTTATGCTGTCAATTTTATCGCCAGCCAATATTAGCGCAGCGATAATGTGGTTCTTAATATCTGCGGGTACAGGATGTTTATGCATTGTTTACCTCATTTTACTGTTTGTCTCTTGCATATATATCATGTGTAGCCTATATACAACCCCAAGAATGCAAAAAAGGAGAACGCATGAATAGCAAGATGATGTATAACTTGGAGCATATCCAGCGACTGATGAAGGATCGGCAACCGTCAAAAGTCTGTGAAGCTACAGGTCTATCGCGGCATACTTACTACCGTGTGCGGGATGGCGTGGGAAACGTCACATACGATACGGTAAAGGTCTTGTCTGATTATTTTATGGATGTAGAATAGGAAAAGACCCGCGCCTAGCAAAGCAACGGGTCTTCAACTTAACAAGGATGAAAGGAGTACACTTTCGTGTCCCACTATATGACAGCATTAGCAATGAAGCAACAGGGTTTGAAGCCTGCAACAAAGATTGTGTTGTATTGGCTTGCAGATCACCACAACGGCGAAACGGGCAAATGTTTCCCAAGTCTAGCACGTTTGTGCAAGGTAACAGAGATGGGTAAGACTGCACTTGTCGGTCATCTTGATACCTTAGAAAAGCTAGGTTTGATAGAACGCCTGAGAAAGTATGATAACAATGGAGCATTCAAAAGCACAGACTATGTACTGACGTTAAAGGATGATACCCTTGTTCGGAATACGGACAACCCTTGTTCGGATTTTGCACCCCCCCTTGTTCGGAATGCGAACACTAACCTTGGAAGTAATAACCTTGGAAGTAAACCATATACATCATCAAATGATGATGAGGTGAATTATTACTTTGACCAATTATGGGAAATGTACCCACGCAAGATAGGGAAAGGGCAGGCCAGAAAAGCATATGTAACAGCTTCTAAGAAGATAGACTTCTTTGATCTGTTGCCTAAACTGGAAGCATACGTTGCAACACTGGACGGTAAAGACAAACAATACATGCCTTACCTAGCTACTTGGCTAAACGGTGAGCGCTGGGCAGATGAGGTATAATGCTATGAACTATGAAACAAGAATGCAGCTAATCCGTAATGAGCTAATGGAAATCCTTGGCACTTACTCTATTCCAAAGCACTTAGAAGATGAGAAACGAGCGCAGGCAGAGGTAGAGGGTATCTGTCGCCTGATTAACCAGAAGTTCCCTAACGACACAAATGAGGATTACATTCGCGGCACAATGGATCGCGCAATGCTGAAACTGAAAGAGGCGCACAAGTCACGCTCTTGGCCTACATCAGCAGAAATCAGCGCAGCAGTTTCTAAGTCTATGTCATCTGCATCTACGCGCTCAGTAAGTAGCGGCCCGTGGAAGCCAGACACCCTACAGCTAAACGCAAAGCGGATCATTGCAGGTGAACCAGTAGGTGAGATGTATATACGCGGTAAGCTGGCAGACAAGATGGTAGAGATGGGTCTTATCTCAGAGGCACACTTGCAGCCGTACTTAGAATACTTGTCAGCTAACAATATCCCTGATAGGGTTGACCCACCTATATCATAGGTTTGCCTCACTGAAACTGCCCCCTAGCGTGATCGCTCCGCAGGGGGTATTTTTTTGCGCAAAATTGTGTTACCTTCTCAGCAAGAGCCAACCTCTCTCCCTCCCTGTCGGTTTGTGTAGCTCCATACACTGGCTCTCCTCACTGGCCCTCTGAGCGCGGTCACGTTCAGGGGGTCTTTCATTTCCCACACAAATGCACTAATATACACAACATATAGACGCACCCACTATGGACGGTACTATGAGTACGAAACAAGAACATTCAAGCAAAGTGCTTACTGGTGGCTCTCGCAAGGGAAAGCCAAACAAAGTAAACAGATTACTTAAAGATGCCATACTTGATGCGGCCCATCGTGCAGGTCAGCATATCGTAGATGAAAGATACGCAGGTAGAAAAGACGTAGACCCTCGCTTTGTAGAAGCAGCTAAGAAAGAGGGCATGACTGAATACCTACAGTTCCAAGCAGAACAAAACCCAACAGCCTTTATGTCCCTCATGGGCAAGGTACTACCGATGCAGGTCAAAGCAGAAGTAGAGGGTGAAGTGCAGCATGTGGTTAGGCTCAAATGGCGCGAGTGATAGAAGTAGATCAAGAAATAGACTACAAACCACGCGATCAGATCAGAGCATTCCACAACAGGAAAGAACGCTTCGCAATCATCGTAGCACACAGACGCTTTGGCAAAACCGTAGCAGCTATCAACGATCTTATACGCTCTTGCTTTGAAATAGATCGCCCGAATGTACGGGTAGCCTATATTGCTCCATACCTTTCCCAAGCCAAAGCAGTTGCGTGGGATTATGCATTGGAGTTCACAAGAGATATTCCAGAGATAAAAGTAAACCATAGTGAATTGCGCATAGACTTCCTGAATGGTGCGCGGTTCAGATTGTTTGGTGCTGATAACTACAACGCAATGCGTGGTCTGTACTTTGATGCAGTGGTACTTGATGAGATGGCAGATTTCCCTGCGTCAGCTTGGTCAAATGTTATCCGTCCCGCATTGGCAGATAGACGCGGTTCTGCTACCTTTATCTCAACGCCTAAAGGAAAGAACGAGTTTTGGGAACTGTGGCATGAAGCGCAAGATGATCCTAACTGGTTCACCGCAATGCTCAAAGCATCAGATACGTCAATCTTGGATCAAGAAGAACTTGATGAAGCAAGACGTACAATGGGCGATGACCGCTACGAGCAAGAATTTGAGTGCAGCTTTGAAGCGGCAATCCAAGGGGCTTTTTACGCAAAAGAAATGAAAGAGGCCACAGAGGACGGGCGCATTACCCGTGTGCCGTATGATCGCGCTGCATCTGTAATCACTGCATGGGACTTAGGAATAGGCGACAGTACAGCAATATGGTTTGCTCAGTTCGTAGGCCAAGAAATCAGGATTATAGACTATTACGAAAACAGCGGAGTAGGATTAGATCACTATGCAAAAGTTCTCTTGGACAAAGAATATCACTACGAGCAACACATTTTGCCGCATGATGTTCAGGTCAAGGAACTGGGAACAGGAAAAAGCAGGCTTGAAACGCTTGACGCGCTGGGCATACGGAACATTGAGATTGCGCCGAAACTAGCGGTAGAGGATGGCATACAGGCTGCGCGTACCATGATCCCGAAGTGTTGGTTTGATGCTGATAACTGCACCAGAGGCATAGAGGCTCTAAGGCAATATCGCAGAGACTTTGATGAAAAGCTAAAGACTTGGCGAGGTAGACCGCTACACGATTGGACATCTCATGGCGCTGATGCTTTCAGGTATCTTGCGGTAGGTTATCGCAGGGAAAGCGATTGGGGTGAGCCAATCAGAAGGAATTTGCGCGGCATAGCCTAGTGTGGTAAGGTGCAGCTAACGTAGGAGTTGCCCATGCCCAAAAAAGGTTTGTATTCCAACATTCACGCTAAACGGAAGCGGATTAAGGCTGGTTCTGGCGAGAAGATGCGCAAGGCTGGGTCTAAAGGTGCGCCAACAGCAGCAGCATTCAAAGCAGCCGCAAAGACAACCAAGAAAAAGAAAGCGAAAAAGAAATGAGAACAGGAAAATACGGTTCATCAGCTAAATTTACGCCGTGCAAAGGTTGCCCAACGCCAAGTAAATGCGCAATGGCTGGCAAGTGTTTAGCAAAGGGTTAAATTATGCCTAATAAGGATAAAGACAAAGACAAGAAGTCTGGCGGGTTGCTAAACGATCTTGCAATGGGTCTTGGTCTAAAAGATCGTGATGAGAGCTATTATCATAGAACAGCGAAAACGATACAAAACAACCAAGGTGGCAATTCAGGAATGAATTACTACAACAAAATGCTGGATCGTGGACTTCCGCAAAGAGGCGGTCTTTTTTCATTTATGACTGGCGGCAATCAGGGCAACAGCTCTGGTGGCAACACTGTCATTCCGCGTATGTTTGGTTATCGTGATACAACCGATATGTTTGACCGTGGTGGCAGATATGCTTCTGGCGGTTTATACCAAGACGGTGGCGGGTATAGTGTATTAGCAAACATTGGCGCTGCGTTATCAGGTCAAGACATGGGTGAGCGTCAGCTATATGTGGATCAGTATATAGATCAGCAGAAAGGCTCTGGGTTCGCGGAGAGAATGAAGACAGATTATCCAGACTATTATCAGCAGCTAGTAGTCAATGCGATGAGAAACATGTAATGTCAAAAGACCCTAGACTAACCCGTGCGGGTGTTAGCGGCTACAACAAGCCCAAACGTACACCTAATCACAAAACCAAGTCACACGTTGTTGTGGCAAAAGAAGGCGACAAGGTTAAAACAATCCGCTTTGGGCAGCAGGGTAAAACGGGCGATAAGACAATGACGAAACGCGCCAAATCATTCAAAGCAAGACATGCTAAGAACATCGCCAAGGGCAAGATGAGCGCGGCATATTGGGCAAATAAGGTTAAGTGGTAATGAACCCGCTAGATTTATCACCAGCAGAATTTCAAGACTTTCTAACTGAAGAACGTCAATATCGCTCTCCAGAGCAAATAGATGATCTCATTCGTCGCTATAATGCGGCAAACAGTTTGTCTGGAAGATTGGCTGGATTGCTTGAACCACAAGAGGGTCGCCGCCGTACCAGTATTTTGCCTGCAAGTGTTCCTGTTGGGATGAGCCTGATGGAAGCATTGCAATCTGGCGAGGCAGAGTTTGCAATACCTCAGGGCATTGTTGATATGGTAACAGGCACGGTGCGTGGGGTAGAGAACCCAGCATTGGCTGCGCAGGGTCGCATACCAGCAAGTGATATGAATGCAGCAGGCTTTGAAACAGCAGCGGCTGCAATGGGTTTGGGTGGCTTGTTGGCGACTAAACCTGCGGGTTCTTTGGGTATAAACGTGCTGCGAGATACTCCTAATGAAATGCGCAGCAACCAAGTTCTCGTGCGTATTCCCGTTAAAGACGTTGGGCATGGCGAGAGCGCTATGGCTGGTGGGAAGCTGACATGGCCTGATGCCTCTAAGCTAATTGAAGAATATGCACAGAAAGATACAGATTTGCCGCCTATTGAAATTATGGCAGACGAAGGTGGCATGGCTATAATTGCTGATGGCAGCCATAGGTTTGAAGCAGCTAAGCTGCGTGGGCAAGATTACGTTGTGGCATATGTTAATGCTAATGATTTAGCAGAGTTGCCAAGCGCTCAAATAATTAATTCTCAGCCACTAGAAGGCTTTGAGGGCTACTTGTCGCGCGTGAACCCAAGCGGTACAAGAATTGCAGCAGAGGATCGTCCAAACTTAATGATGGGTGACATGTATGGTATGCTACCGCGCGGGTCTGACATCATCGGTGAAAAAGGTGACGTTACTTTTTATCGCAGCCCAGATGGTGACTATTACGCTACTGCTTACAATCCAGATGTTGGAGAGCAAGATGTAGTAGGCTACATCATGGGTCGCGGTGACAGCACAGAGTTGCAAGTAGTATCGGAGATGCAGGGTCAAGGCATTGGCGGTGAATTGCAATACTTGTTCCGTAGTGAAAACCCTGATGCGCCAACTGGTGGTTTAACAGAAGCAGGCGAAAGAGCGTTAGAACGCACTTATGATCGTTTGTTTGATGCAGGTTTAGTTTCTGCAAATGCTTCTAAGACATCAGGTTTTATGGGGCAGCTTCTTAATGCTGACGACATTCCAGCAAAAACAGAAAGCCAAAAGGTAGCAAAGCGCATACTTCAACTACGTTCTCAGGGCAGAGCAAATGAAGTGACAGAAGAAATGATGGAAGATGCAGACCCAAGGACGTTAGCTGCATACACGCCTTTAGATATGTCAACGAAAGCACGGATGGAACGTGCAAGAGAATTAGGATTTAATCCAGAAGAAGTATCTATTCACGGTGCAATGGACAACCCAGAGCGTTTCACTTTTGATAGCGACATCACGCCTGTATATACATCTGATAACCCCGCAATCGCCAATACATACACAGCAGGCGAAGATAGCGCGATGTTTGACTTGTTGGTAAAGCAAGGCGCAAGTGACAATATTTCAGATCAGATCAACAATCTGCGTCAAAAGGCTTTAGATGTAGATGTACAAGGTGCGTCATATGCTGCGATTAGTCCTGATTTTAAGGACAAAGCATCAGGGAACACATTGCAGAACTTTTTTGACGTATATCTGTACCCTGAAAATCGTGGTGAAAGTGTGCAGCACATGGTTGACGGTGAAACTGTGGTTGGGCCAGTAACTTCAACAGATCAGATTGCATACGCCATGCGTGACGAAGGTATACCTCATGCACGAATAGAAAACGTGTTAGATCGTGGGCCATACAGTCCAAGAGCGTGGCCTATAGGTGGAATGGATGCTTTTAGAACAGATGCAGAGTTTAGAGCCGCAGATAAAGCGATAAGGCAATGGGAGCGGTCTATGCAAGATGCATCCCGAAAGCCCTCTACAGATCAGATTACTTTTGACACAGGTGGTAGACTGAGATCACGGTTTGCGCGATTTGATCCAGAATTTTCGCACTTAAAGAACCTCACAGCAGCAAATGCATCACCGCTTGTTGGACTTCTCACACAAGGTCTGTCAGAAAAGCAGGCAAACAAGATAGAGGATTATCTCTATAGAACAGGATTGTTACAGTAATGGCTATAACAACATACTCAGAGCTAAAAACATCTATAGCCAACTGGCTAAACAGGGATGATCTAACATCGGTTATTCCTGATTTCATTAGCTTGGCAGAGGCAGATATGGAGCGTAAAGTACGCCACTGGCGTATGGAGCAACGCTCTACTGCATCTTTGGACGCTAGATATACGCAGTTGCCGCAGGGCTTTTTAGAAGCTGTACGGTTTCATTTAGACGTAGATGAGCGCCCGATTGAGTTGCTTACACCGTTGGCATTGCAGCAGCGCAGAGAGGGCAATGCGGATGCGGGTGGAAAGCCACAGTTCTATGCAATCATTGCGGGGCAGATTGAGATTTGGCCTACGCCAGATGCTGCATACACTGGTGAACTTTACTACTACTCACGGATCACCCCACTGAGTGACGGAGCATCATCTAATTGGGTGCTGCAATACTTCCCAGACGCATACTTGTATGGCGCACTTGTTCATTCTGCACCGTATTTGGTGGACGATCAGCGCACAGGAACATGGGCAGCGTTGTATCAAAGCGCGATTGATGGTATAAATGCAAACAACGACAAAGCCAAATTTGGCGGTTCTGGACTGCGTATGCAGATCAACACATTCTAGGAGACTAACATGGCAACCATATCAGATTATGTGCTAGACGCTGCGCTGACCAAGCTGGACACCGAAGCGGATCGCATTGACATCACCTCACAGGAAGTAACGACATACACAGAGGCGACAAGCACATACACGCTTGGCAATTCTACGTCTTTGTCTTTTGGCGCACCACAGGATGGCGATACATCAGGGCGCAAGGTAACAGCGGCAGCGATTACGGATGGCGTTGTGACAGGATCAGGCAGCGCAACGCACTTTGCGATTGTTGACGTATCTGCGTCACGCCTGCTTGCAACGGGTTCGCTGACAACACCTCAGAGCGTTACATCTGGCAACTCATTCACGATTGCTGCGTTTGACGTAGAAATTCCTGACCCAGCATAAGGTGACGCATGGTTAAGCTAGTCAACAGGGCCAAGATGACAACCAGCACAACTGGTACTGGCACAATTACTCTGGCGGCTGCTGACACGGGCTACCAGACATTTGCGGATGCTGGGGTAACGGATGGCGAGATTGTTCGCTACGTTATTGAGGATGGCGATAATTGGGAAATCGGAAGCGGTACTTACACTGCGTCTGGTACAACACTTTCACGCACTGTGAGCGAGAGCAACAATTCGGGTTCAGCTATTACGTTAAGCGGATCGGCGAAGGTGTTTATCTCAGCAACGTCTGAGGACTTAGCCTTAGATGAAGATTATGGACTTATAACTGGCACTGTTGGGTCGGTGGATGATTACGGAGCGTTGGCATAATGGCAAAGCAAGTACAATTTAGACGCGGCACAACTTCTCAGCATAGCACGTTTACAGGTGCCGTGGGTGAAATCACGGTTGATACGGATAAAAACACGGCGGTTGTTCACGATGGTTCCACGGCTGGTGGTGTTCCGCTTGCAAAGTCTAGCGAATTATCGGCTAAAGTTGAGAGCCTAGCCGATCTTGGAGTTACCGCAGCTGCGGCAGACTTAAACACAACTGATGTCACAACCCTTGGCCTCGTTGAAGCGTCCAAGGTTGTCACTGCCGATGCGAATGGCAATGTTATCTGGGAAGATAGCAAGAAGGCAGCTTTTGGTACTGCGGGTGATCTTGAGATTTACCACGATGGCGGTTCTTCCTATATTTTAGAAAATGGAACAGGCAACCTTAACATTAAAAGTAATGGCACAGGCATCGTTTTTACTAAAACGCCACACGAAAATTTAGCTGAGTTTAAAACAGACGGTTCTTGTGATCTTTATTACGACAACACAAAACGCTTTGAAACAACCTCAGTAGGCGCAGACGTAACTGGCGAACTAATCGCCGACAGCTACAACGAAACCTACGCAGCGGTTACATCATCCTCTAACGCCACCACAGTCAACTGTGAGGCGGGTAACGCATTCAGCCACACACTGACAGAGAACACCACGTTCACGTTCTCTAACCCACCTGCCAGCGGCACTGCGTATAGCTTCAGCATTGAGATCATTCAGGATGCCTCTGCGTCTGGGTTCGTTGTCACTTGGCCAAGCTCAGTAGACTGGCCTTCGGCAACTGCACCTACGCTGACAGCTACTGCATCAGCTAAGGATGTCTTTGTATTCACCACACGCGATGGCGGGTCAAACTGGTATGGGTTCACCGCTGGACAAGCATTGGGGTAAACAATGGCAACTAAGAAAAAGTTACTTCAGGCAGCGGCGGGTACGGCAGCGGCATCAGGTGGTGCGGGTGCGCTTAACGTAGAAGAT